CTCATAATGGTGTATTAACTAATTTTAACGAATTGAAACGTACATATCTACAAGACCATGAAAACGGGGTAGACAGTAGTATTGTACCAGCATTATTATCACACTTTGAAAAGATAGGGAGTACAGCAAATACAATAGAAAGAGAAACAGAGTTAATAAAACATGTATTAGACTTACTTGAAGGTACGTTTGGGTTATGGATTGTAAATACAGTAACCCTTAATGTTTATATAGCAAGACAAGGCAGTACATTATTCTTTGATAAAAATAGCTTTTCATCAACAAAGGGGCAAGACTATGATGTTATGAAAGAAGGAGCTATCTATAAATTTACGAAAAAAGGATTTAAAGTAGTTGGTTCGTTTGAACCTAAATCACCATTTTTAGAACTATGAACATACAATATTATACTCCAAAAACAGTTGACGATAAAATGAAACTAATGAAGTTTGTATATGATAATACAGATTCATTTGTATTAAACACGTTTGGATATTTATGGGAGAGTAGGGGTTGGTGGGATAAATTTCCTATACAATTATGTAAGATTGATGATCAGATAGTTGGTATGCATGCATTTACAGTAGATACAAAAGCACCTAATACAATTAAAACGTATTATATTATTACAGGCAAGTTATTTAGAGGGGCTGGTGTTGCTAAAAAACTAACGATGGACGTTTTAAATGAATTTAAAAATACAGACAAAAAGTATTTTGTAAATTCAGAAGAAGGAAGCAGTGGTGTTGGTTTTTATAAAAAATTATTTAACAACACCTTTACATTACATATGAATGAGTTCGGTACAGTTGATTATTATTTCGATGCACCTGTAAAGACTCTTACACAACAAGATTTATGATTCCTAAAATTAGAATATTTACTGCAACACAAAAAGCTGATATAGCAGATACCGATATATTTAAAAGTATACACAACCTACCTGTAAATATGACATGGTCAGTACAAAACAAAACACCATTAACTAAGCTATACAATGAACAAATATCTCAAGCCAGGGTTGATGGCATTGAATATCTTATTTGTGTCCATGATGATGTGCATATTAACTGTGAAGATTTTTTACAACGTATCGATAATTATGGAAGTAAGTATGCTGTATTCGGGTTAGCAGGTACAACTTCTGTTACCATTAAAGAGCCTGTATTATGGCATTTAATGACTGATAGAAAGAATTTACGAGGATGTGTAGCTCATGGTAATAAAAATGAATATACATACACCTCTTTCGGCCCATTACCAAGTAAAGTCGTTATGATTGATGGTGTGTTTATATGTATAAATATAGCTAAATTACCGGAGAACGTTACTTTTGATGAAAAATGTCCAGCCGCATTTCATTTTTATGATCTAATGTTTTCATTAGACTGTTCACTTAATAAAGTTCCTGTAGGAGTAGGTGATGTTCCTATTATCCATCAATCTCCTGGATTAAGAGACATGAATAAAGAATGGAAGCAAGGTCAGAAGTACTTTTTAAACAAGTACGAGAAATATTTAAATAAGACGTTGACAGTTTAACGGAAATAAGGTATAATATATTATGGATTTAAAGCTCAACTTAGATGAGTATGAAAATATTATCGTCTATAAATCACTTACTGATGAAAAATATCTATCTGGTATTATTGATTATATTAATCCGGAGTACTTTAAAGATAAAAATATTAAAGTAATTTTCGGAATTATAAAAGCTTTCTACCTTAAGACTAGTTCAGTACCTACAGTTACAGAACTTAAAACTTATATTAATAGTGATGATATAAAGGAAACGTTTAGAACTGTACTCCGTAATTTTACAAATATTGATAAAAACTTAAATGAAGAGGAGTTAATTAATAATACTGAAAGGTATATTAAAGAGAGAGCTATTTATAAGACAATGTTAGATGTTGCTGAAGATGTATCTTCAGGTAAAATTGATACCGGATTTATTTTAGATAAATTTGAAAAGAGCTGTAATATTAATCTCAAGAGCGATATTGGGTTAGATTTGTTTAATAATTTTGATACTGTTATTAATGACTTAAATTCAGAGCATCCTGTTATACCAAGTACTTGGAAGTGGCTTGATAATAAGATTGATGGTGGGTTTTTACAAAACGGCAGAGCATTATATATCTTTGCTGGAGAAACTAATGTTGGTAAGAGTATATTCTTAGGTAATATAGCTTCTAATATTGCTAAGCAAGGTAAAACAGTTTTAATTATTACACTTGAAATGAGTGAATTAATTTATGCTAAACGGTTATCATCTAATATTACTAAGATACCAGTTAGAGATCTTAAGGTTGAAAGTGCAACGCTGAAACAACAAATAGATGAAATTTGTAAAAATAGTCCAGACTGTAGAATTCTTATTAAAGAGTTCCCACCAAGCACAATTACACCGCATCAAATACAAAGCTTTATTAAAAACTTAATAAGCAGAGGTATTAAGCTTGATGCTATTGTGTTAGACTATATCAATCTTGTTAAGAGTACGTTAGGTAATAACAGTTATGAAAGAGTAAAATATGCTACTGAGCAAGTACGAGCTTTATCATACGTGTTTAGTTGCCCGTTTATTACTGCTACTCAGTTGAATAGAACGGGGTATAATACCAATAATCCAGGATTAGAAACCATAGGTGAGAGTATCGGGTTAGCAGCAACTGCTGACGTTATTGTTAGTATCTTTCAAGATGATGAAGATAAGGAACTTGGCGTTGTTAAAATGGCAATGATGAAGAATAGATTCGGTATGAATCATGGTGTAACTACTATGAAGATGGATTATGCTACACTTACTGTTACTGAAGATGACTCTTTAAGTAACCAAGGCGATCAATCCAGTATCACTAAGACGTTAGCAATGCTTAGTAATAAAAGTTGATACCAAAAAAGGGCTTTATAAATAAATAAAGCCTAATGAATATAGAAAAGACATCAAATCGATCCCCTCATCTTGTTATAGAAGATATAGAGTTGGTCCATTCATTTTACAGTTTTTGTACTTTTTGTTTTTTATATTATGGTAAGAAGATTAACTTTGCAACGATCTTTGTAAAAATCTTACAAGACGATAAGTTAAAAAAGCTTTATAAAATATGTATATCAGAACCAAGTGATTTTGAAGCATTTAGAAAGTTTATAGTATTTGAACCATCTATTACTAAAAGTAAGTATATAACAAAAGTAATAAACAAAAATAAACAGGTTTAATAGGAACTTTTATACAATATAAAAGTGACTTTAAAAGAGCAATATATTTATAACTGTTATTTAGAGACGTCTCGTAAAGTTAATTTACAGCCATTTAGATATCGTAAAGATTTTGATGGGTTTGAACAGAAAGAAGAGTACGTTTATATTGCTAAGCTTGGATATTTCTTTAATAAGTTCCCTAATATCAATATTAAAGATTTTTTTGAAGCTCCCTTTTATGTGTATAATGAAAAATATTTTGATTTGAGATTTTTTACTACTCAAAAAGCAATTAAAACTTATACTATTTACGAGAACAAATTTTTACCTAACAATCCAGACCAAGAACAAACGTTACAAAAAATAAAAGATAGCTTTTTATTTATATATAACTATTGCAAAAGTAAGGATGCTTCATTAACCTCGTATACTTCTCTTCAAACTCCAGATAACAAATTTCATGATTTTATGCTGCATTTAAAAAATAGAGATACTATTGTGTACGCCCTTTTTGTATTTCCTGGGTTTGATAAAATTATAAACTCATATGAAAAAGAGATTAAAGAGTTTGTATTCGGCGACACTCTTAAAGATTTAAATTTTTATAGGACCAAATACTTTTGCAGTGTAAAAGCAAAAAAACTTTGTATTTTAATATTTGATAAGTTGAATTCTAAACAAATAACCGTATAATATTAATAATTTATGACCAATATGATGAACAGTTCAATATTCCAGAGCATTAAGAGTGCTCTCGCACAGAATAACAATAACGCAGGTATCACTGAGATCCTCAAGACAGAAGTAGGTAATACCTATACAGTAAGGCTCTTACCATATACTAAAGACCCTAAGAAGACGTTTTTTCACTTCTTTACGCATGGTTGGACTAGCTTTTCTACTGGGGGGTACGTTGCAGCTTTAAGTCCTCAAACGTTTGGGGAACGTGATCCTATTGCTGAGGAACGTTTTCGTATCTTACGTACCGGTACTGAAGCAGATAAGACAAAGGTAAAGGCTATCGGTCGTAGTGAGAAGTGGTTAGTTAATGTTTATGTTATTAATGACCCTGTTACTCCAGAGAATAACGGTAAGGTTAAGATTCTTCGTTATGGTAAACAGCTTCAAAAGATTATCTCAGATGCTATTGAAGGTGAGGATGCAGAAGATTTCGGCCCTCGTATCTTTGATCTCGGACCAAACGGTGTCAATCTTAAGGTTAAGGTTGAAAAGCAAGGTGATTATCCTAGCTATGTATCATCTAAGTTCTCTATGCCAGTAGCAATTGCTGATATGGATGATGCTAAAGGTAAGAAAGTTTATGACAGTGCTCATGAGCTTGAAAAGATCTTTACGTTAAAGAGCGCAGATGAACTTAAGACTATGTTAGATGAGCATTATCATTGCAAGACTGTTGCTGATACAGCTCCAGTAGCTGAAGAGAAAGTAGCATACGCTCCTTCTACTAAGTCTTCGAAATCGACTTCATCTGATGATGATATCAAGAGCATTCTTGATAGTCTTGATGTAAGCTAAATCTAATGGAACCTGACCATAAAGAACTATTGATTGGCCTTATAGGGTCGACATATGGTGATATGAAGAGAATAGATGACTCTATCGTAGGGTCATCTACTACTCTTACCCGTAGAAGTGATCAAGTAAAGACTGAACTCACTAATATGTTAAAAGGAATAGTTCCGAAGGCAGATGTTCCAGCATTACAACTTATACAGCAACAGCAACAGCAACAGCAACAGCAACAGCAACAGCAGCAAATGCGACAAATGCAAATGCAATCGCCTGCGCCACCTGAAGGTGCTGTAAATCTACCGTTTATAGTTCCTGTACAGGATACGTTACCAGTAAACGATAACAGTCAACTAGAGTTTGACCTTAATAAAGCAACGAGATATGAAGATATTGTCGATTCTTTGGATAGAATTGTACGTAGAATAGATAATCTTGAAATAATGCTATCTAATATTAATGAGAAATTAGACAATTTAACTAAAAATGGTTCTACCTTGTTAAAGAATAAAAAAAAAATTCCTGGTATAGTAGAATCTTCAGATTATAATCAGGAATGAAGTTAAGTATTCCAAATAAGAAGGACTTTATTAGTAATGTCCTCAATCCTGTATCTAATCTAAATGATAAAACTATCATAAAGATTGATAAGAATAAAATAAGCAGTGTTACAGCATCGAACGATGCAACTTTAGTTTTATATTCTGAGACTGAGGTTAATATTGATGCTGATCGTAGTATTAATATACCAGATATTAAAAAGTTAGTAAGGGTTTTAGAATGCGTTGATACTGAGTACTTAGATTTAGAAGTATCAAGTAATAATATAAAGTATTCTGGAGATAACTTTAAATTTACGTACCATTTACTTGAAGACGGTATTATTAAAATACCATCAATTAATGTTAAGAAGATAAATGAGCTTAAGTTTGATACAACATTTAAAGTTACAGAAAATATGCTTTCATCGTTGTTTAAAGGGTCATCATTTACGACTGAAACTAATAAGCTTTATATCTACGTTGAAAACAATAAAGTTTACGGTGAGTTAGGAGATAAGACTAGACATAATTCTGATAATTTTCAATGCGTACTTGCTAATGAATTTACAGGAACTGCATTAACAAAAACTATACCAGTTAACTTTGAAACGTTTAGACTTATCAATTTTAACAAGTGTAGCGACATAGAATTTGCTATTAATGTTGGTTTTGGTGTTATAAAGATAGTGCTAAACAAGGATAAAACGAAGCTAACATATATTGTATCAGCTTTAATTAACTAAACCGTTTGATTTTGTAATTTATTCAGTTATATATTGATATGCATACTGATATGGAAATAAAAACTAGTGATAAACGAATTTCTAATAAGATTAAGACTGCTGGGTATTTTATTAAAAGGTTAAAGGATAGTGGTTTTGTTGTTTTTAAAATATTCAATGCCTATAGTAATGTAGATCCAAGACGCTGGACAGTACTAATAGATCCAGGTGTTTCATCAGTATATGTTACATGCTATACAAACAAGAACGAGATTAATGAAGTTTTATTTGAGATAGATGATGGTGGTAATATGTTTAATAAAGGAATGTACTTTAAAACAGAAAGTATTGAAACGTTAGTTAGCTTGTTAATTGAGAAGGGCGTTAATAACGATATCACAAAAAATCCATTCAGTTCACTTAAATAACTAAATGGCAACCGACGAAAATAATAAAAATCTTTCTTCAGGGGATAGTAAAAAGTTACCAAAACCATCAATTGTTAACAAACACCCTATGAATGACCCTTTACAAATTTCAGATCCTATAATTGCTAAAGTAATTAAGGATGCATTTCTTATAAAGTATGCGCAAATTAATAATGAAAAACGTAAACTTGAAATAGATGAGCTTGGTGCAATGTTTGCTACATGCCAAGAGTTTATGCAAAGCTTTATTATATTAGGATATGATTTAAACGGTCACCCTATTCAGCCAATTGTGCATGCACATAATCAGCAAGAAGCTGATGCATTAGGAACTTATCTCAATAAGTTTTTACATAGCAACATTCAAGAGATAGATTTTTCTGGAGAACCTTAAACAGGTTGTTATAATAAGGTAGACATCTTATTACATAAAGAGAAACTACCATAACCAATGTTAAAATTTGATTATATCAATAGACTGTTAAAGAGAAGAACCAATGGAGTTCCTAAGGTAAAAGAGGTATATGCTTGCGGTACAGGAACTTATGTAGGTGAGATGTTGGTCTTCTGTAAGAAGGACTTAGATAGCTATTACTTCATATCTATACCAAAAAACATTAATAGAGTTATACCAATCGATAAGTTTAATTTTGCTATAGCTAATAAGATAATTGAATTAGCACATGTTCTACCTAGTGATGTGTTTAAGATATGTTACAAGCAACATGAATATAACAGAAGTAACTTGAATACCAAGAAAAAAGAGACTAAATAATACATATGTTCCTAGAACCTAAAAAAATCAGATCACCTTTTACTGGTGAATCAGTGTTTCCTAAAATTACAACCCATTCAACAGGAGGCAAAACATATGAGCAAATAAGTTATAATGACCCTGTTACAGGTAACCTTATTAAAAAAGGTATGGTTAGTATAAAAGATGAAAAGACTGGTCAAGTAATACAAGACTTTAATACTATTAATGTGAACTCCACGAGAGGCATAAGTTATAGAAATTAAAAAATGGACAAGTCAGAGTT